GTCGCAAGGATACCGGGACCGTTTTCGACAAGCCAGTTGAACGCTGTTGTGAGCCAACCTAAGAGCATCCCGCCAAGGTCACCGAGCAACCCGATCAGCGTGCTACCAATACCCGAAATCCACCCGTACAGAGTCGCAAGGATCATCGGCCCGTTTTCAACAAGGAAATTGAACGCAAGCTTCAGACCATCAAACAGGAACCCGCCAAGCGAAAGAAGCAGACCCGGCAACTTCTTCAACCCGTCCATGATGAACCCGAGAAGCATCGGGATACCCTCGTTCATCAACCACGACCCGACCGAGGCAAGAGCAGGCATCAGCGCGCCGATCAGCGTCCCAGCCAAATCGCCTATCTTGCCGAATGTCTCACCGAGATTGCTAAACAGGTTCTTGACCCCTTCTAGCGCACCCTTGAAATCGCCTGTGAACAACTTTTTCAACGTGTTGAAAGCGTCGATCAACGGTTGCAGATACAAGCCTTTCATAATGTCAAACAACTTCTCGAAGATCGGCCAGACCGCATCGACGGCAGTCATCAACGCGCCGCCAATGATGTCCGCAATTTTCTTGATAGCAGGCCACAGAGTGTTCTGGAAGAAGTCGCCTATCTTGTCAACGATGTCTCGGAACGGCTTGAAGTTCTTATAGGCAAGGACTACACCCGCGACCAGAGCAGCAATCGCAACAACGATTAGACCAATCGGGTTAGCGTTGAGAGCGGCGTTCAGCAACCATTGCGCACCCGTCCACACAGCCGTCGCTACCTTCGCCGCTTTCATCAGCCCGCTATAGATAGTGATTGCCGCGTTCTGTGCGACGAACAAAGCGGCAGCAGCACCATTAGCAATGTTCCCCAAAAGTTGTGCGGCATAATACGCGGCAAGCGCCCCGACGATCAGATAAAGCAGAGGCTCGAACTCCAACAGTTTAGCAACCAATCCTACAATCGGCGGCAGCAACAGAATCGCTTGGACTGCCATGTCCGCTAACTGCGGAATGATAGGAATGATTGCTGTTAGCAAAGTGACCATGACGTTTACGAGCGGCAGCAACGACGGCAGCAGACCTACAACCGCTAGAGCAACCTGAAGAATTGCATCAGCGAGAATAGGTATGAATGGAGTGATCGCAAGGAACACATCACCGACCGCAGCAATCAACGGTTTGATACCTTCCATAACAGGAGCCAACCCTGTAGCAAACGCTGTTACAAGTTCAATGATGACAGGCAGGACGGCAAGGATTGCTTCCAAAAATATGCCGCCTACGTTCGCAACAAGATCAACGATCATCGGCAACAACGGAAGCACCGCTGTTAGCAAAGTCCCGAACGCTTCAGCCATCGCCATCAACAACGGGACTAGCACCGGCAGCAACCCGGTAATCATCTCAGCAAAAGTTGAAATGATTGTTTGTAGAAACGGGGCAATCACAGTCAGCGCCGTAGCAAGCGCCCCGCCTATAACCTCAGCGATAGTCAGTAGCGGCCCTGACAACGCAATCACAACTTGTAAGAACACATCACCGAGTTGAGTAACTAAGGTCGCAATCAGCGGTCCAAGAACATTCAGTACGGGTGCAATAACACTTTCTAAAACGTAACCAAACGTGTAAAAAGCTTGAGCAAGAATCGGCAAAATCGCTTCTGCGAGGTTTCCTAATATCCCAATTATCGGAGCGAAAATCGGCAGCAACGTCCCGATTACTGAACCGATACTCCCAAATGTTTCAGCTATAATCGGGCCAAGCGTTGAGAAGGTTTCAGCAAACGCACCTGCCAATATTTCTAAGCCCGGTGTGATCCCCTCTAACAGCCCTGCGAAAGAACTTCCAAGCGTTGTAAGGATCGGACCAACAGCCTCCATAAGCGGGCCGAGCGCCCCGCCCAGTGCGGCCCCAACTTCTTGCAATATAGGCCCGAGTGTTTCAGCGAGTTTAGAAAACACATCAGCGAACACCGTCACGATGGGCAGCAGCCCCGCCCCGAACGATTCCTTCAAGTTGTCAACAACGGTTTTCAACCGTTCCATCGGGTTAGCCGCAGCCGCAGCCGCACCACCAACCTGACCTTCAACTTCAGCCAGAATCATTTTCTGAGCGCCAAGCAAATCGCCTGCTTCGACTAGCCCCTTGATCGTTTCTTTCTGCTCCGCAGTGAACTGAATACCAGCCTTGCCAAGAGCAGTCATACCCTTGAGAGGATCGTTGAGCGCCTTACCAAGCATCACTGACGACCCGGCGAAGTCCTTACCAAGAACAGTTGAAACGTCAAGGACAGCTTTCTGAGTCCTAGCAAAAATGTCGTTGCCTTCGCCCATCTGGTCTTTGATATTCTTGAACGTCAACAACACGTTCGATGATTGCTTGATTGCCTCATCGTCGATACCAGTCTTGTTAGACAATGACAAAGCAAGATCGTCAATCTGTTTCGCTGACAGGTTCGCCGCCCCGCCAGTGGCCGCAATAACAGATTCAGTGATCCGCCCGATACGAGCAGACTCGTTAGCCGCCTCAACCGATTCCTTGATCGCACCGCTCAGAACATAAAATCCGGCAGTAGCAACACCAATACCAATAGCCGCCTTACCAAACCCGCCCATCCCCGTCTTGCCAGCAGTCTCAACCTTTTGCATCGCACGTTCAGACTCACGCGCCGATTCCTTGAACTCCCCCGTTATCCGCTCACCCGCCGACTTAGCAGCCGACAACAAACCCTGAAACGTAGAACTATCACCAATAGCCCGCAACGCTGTTTGACCTTGACGGCCCGCTTCCTTGAACGCACCCGTCACTTTCTCCCCGGCGGCGGAAGCCGCCGCCGCTAAACCAGTGAACGCTGAACCATCAGCCACACTCCGCAAAGCGGTTGAAGCTTGACGAGCAGACTCCTTGAATGCCCCTGTGATCTTCTCACCAACAGCAGACGCAGTAGCAGACAGACCTTGAAAAGCACCCGTCCTAGACACCGTGTCAAGCGCCGCAGACGACTGCCGTGCAGACTCCTTGAACGCTGACGTAACCTTCTCGCCCGCCCCATACGCACTAGACATCAACTTCTGAAACTCAACTGCCTTATCAACACTCTCAAACGCAGCAGAAGACTTACGCGCCGAGTCCTGCAACGACGAGGAAACCTTCTCCCCCGCCTTACTCGCATCCGCAGCAACGTCAGAGAATGCCTTTCCCGTGGCCGCTAAGAGATTGTCACTAGCTTTCTTGCCAGCCTCACCAAACGTCTTAGCAAGCGGTGCAGCAACGTCAGCCTTAGCTAACTGCTGAGACATCTCACGAGTCAAAGCCTGAACTGTCTGAGCCATCTCTTTGCGGAACAAAGAAAAGTCAGGAACGATCTCAATGACAGCGCGCCCGATCACATCAGCCATTAGCGCACCCCGTGGAATTGTGTATCAGAATCAGCAAGCGTGTGCTGATCCGCGAAAGCATCATGGTCACTATTCCACCATGAAGGAGCCTCTTTGCCCTGCATACTCGCAGGCAACATCGGATCGTCAATGATCTCGCCGCCATGCTCGCCAAGCCGCCCAGCTAGAGCAAGGTTCACTTTCTTTCTGCCTTCCTCATCAGCTTCAGCAACAAGATGCGAGTAAGCAAAGTTTAGCATCTGAATCAACGACAGATCGGTAAGCCGTAAACCTTTGCCGACCAACACGCCGTCAACTTCTAAAGCGTTAGCAGCACACCAAGAGGAAAGAAGGGTTACGGCTCGGAAGGGCGCGCAGCGATAACTTCAGTGGCGCGTTCCAGAATCGCATTCAGTTCCTCAAAGTCGATGATCGGGTCAGCGTCCTCAAGAAAATCGTTGAACCTGTCACGGTCATCAGGGATCACAGCGTGTTCCAAGAAATTAGCGATAGCTGTCATCTGTCGGGCCGGAGGAGTCCTTGCGTCCCCCGCGGCAGACAGCCGCAGCATCACGATTGCGGGAATCTCAGGTGCTAACCCGAACACCTCGTCACGGACTTTCAACTCAAGTGTCGAACCTTCAGCTTCAGCAGCAAGAGAATCCAACACATCACTTGTAGCAACTACTTCATCAGCCATGTTTGCTCCATGTTTGCTAGTGGTAACGCAATGATGTTACCTGATAACAGCGAGCATTGCGTTGAGCATAAAAGGTTGAGGTTTCGTACCCGGATGATTCACCTTGTTTGCAAACACGATTTCGCCTGCCTTGTTCGGGAAGCGTAACATTTTTGCTTTCTTAGGCATGATGACATGGGGTCGTGTTCCCTTGTTGACATATGTTGCGTAGAGCGTGTTAGCCGATACCTCAATCGCTGTTCCGTTTCGACCAGCAGACCGCTCGGTCACAAGGATTGAGGATTGAAGTTTGCCTGTATCGACCGGGGCAGTTGAGCGTGCAATCACTGCAACTTGATTTCCTAATCCCCGCAAGTACTCAGTCACCATCCCTGTCGGGGCGACCAGCCCTGCTATCGCTTGTTCGTTGAGCGTGAACTTTGTTGGCATGTCAACACCGGCAGTTTGATAGTTCCATCATCCATGTAGCGGTGAACCCGGCGCAACCGCCGCGTGGTTTGTCTGGACGCAGATCACCGATCATCGACAACAAACACTCTGTTTCGTTTACATTATAGAAGTTGTTAGAGAATGCTGAGACAAGACGGCACCACACCACATTAGAGTCAATCAGAAGTTCCTCAGCCGCAGCCTGCATGTCACCCGCAGACGGAAACGGTGACTGAGCGTTATCTCTCACCACAGGCCAACAGGGGCGCACTAGGCGGGCTTTCACACGCATCATGCGCAATACCCCACACTGAAACGGATCGCTGTTATTCACCGCAGGAAACGCCGCTGTCGGCAATAGCTCATCCATCCACACCGCAAGGAAGTTGCAACAGTCATCAGGCGGAGCAGTCCACGAAATGAAACACGACTCAGGCGCGCCCGGAACAGTGCATTCCTCTAACGCAACACACAGATCGTCAAC